TGCTGTACCACCTTGCAATAAAGTTAGTCCTGCTCTAAGTAAAGCAGCGTTTAAAACTTCTTTGCTTGTAGCGGATGTTGTTGGAGATATGATTTGACTGAATCTTGCTGAAGGCTCTTGTTGTTCTTGTACGCCAACAGGTGTAGCGGTAACAGTAGGCTGTGGTTGAACTTCAGTATCACCTGACAAAGCATATGAAGCCCCAGCTACTGGAGCAGACAATATCCCTGCACTTCTTAGTTGACTCATTGTTCCTATTTCAGGCGCTCTTGTTCCTACAAAGTCTTTTGGTTTTGTAAACCCGCCCGTAGCTCGGCCTAATCCTGCTGCTACATTTCTTGCAGGCGACAAGTTAAATAAATTTCTTAAAGCTGTTCTTGCTGCTGTTCCTGTTAATAAACCTGCTAATGGTAAAGCCATAATTATCTCCTATTTCAATAGACCGCCATAGTATTGATTCAAGTCAATTGGTTGTAATCTAAGTCCTGCTGATGCAGACGGCATAGATATTGGACTTAAATTTATTTGTGCGGGTTGCGTTGCATCTAAAAGCCCTGACAGACCCTGAACTAAATCCATTGTTTCGTCAGCAGACATGTTTGAAAGTTTGTTTGACATATCCGAAAACATACTCATAAGGCCAGTTGGCTTCATTTGTCCTGTTTCTAGATTGTATGCACCACCTATTCCTTGTTGCAACTGTTCTTGTGTTACTTGTCCAACATTGCCCATTGGGTCGACTACAGGAACTGGCGTTGTTTGCCCTTGTATTTTTTGTAAGTTTTGTTGAAACTGGGTTGGAGCTGTAAAAAACCCTTGGTTACCTATTCCAAAAAGACCTGGTATATTAAAAAACTCACTCATCTAAATAGCCCTCCTATTAATCCTCCAGCAATAGCCCCTGGCACGCCACCGATAGCTCCTATTTGACTACCTAGGGCAGCACCTGTTGCTGCTCCACCTAAAGCACCTCGTAAAAAGCTAGGCCTGTTGCTTGCTCCCATTGTAGTTGCTGTGCCTGGCAAAATGTTACCAGCTACAATGTTTCCGTATTGTTGTAAATTTGTAATAGGAGCTGCTTGTTCGAATGCAAATCGTTGCATAGCTTCTGTTATAGGTTGTTGCGCTCTTATATCTTCTGCTCTACCAACTGCTGCAAGTGTTTGTGCAGGTTGAGTAAAGGTTTGCATAATGCTAGGTGCAAGTCCTAATGTTACAGCTTGTGTTCTCAACACATCTCCATACACATCACCATACAATTTTGATGCAACATCGGCTTGTTTCTGAGCAACATCTCTTATAACTTCTGCTTCTAGTATTGCTTGTCTATCTCCACCTAATTGTCCTGCTTCATTAGCACCCCTTCTTGCTTGTTGCAATAATCTTGCTCCTGTTTCTTCTATAGGTCTAAGTTGTGCCTGTAGAGATTGTTGTAGCATAGGGTCTTGGAATCTTTGCGCAGGACTCATTAATGCTTGTTGAAAACCTGGAACGATAGAGCCTAAACCAAAAAGGCCTTGTGCTGCTGCTGCTTGTCTCGTTGCATCTTCTGCTGCAAGTGTTGTAGCACTAGGTGCTGCAAAAGTCCTGCCAGGAAAAAACTCTTGTGGTCCTCTTTGGAACTGAGTTTGTGCTTGTTTATATAAGTCTGTTAGATAAGGTGCTTGTATTGTTGATGGCTCATATCTTGTTACTTGTGTGCCGCCACCGCCACCACCTCCACTTCCTCCACTCATAATGTGTCTCCTTTAGTGTATGGTTGTAAGTTCTTTTCCAAGAACTGTGTATGTTTGTTCATATCCATATTTCTCCAATTTCTTTATGAATCCTTTTCTGCAAAATGTTTCTATTGCATGACAACCTTTTTCTTCTGCCCATGCTTCTATTACTGATATTGAGTGCATCCACTCATCAAATCCCACTCCACCAAGAGTAATAATTCTGCAAACTTTTTTCCTTGGGTGTACAAGAACCTCTGTCGTTCCAACACCTTTTATGTTCGCATCGTTGTCAAATATTACCCACAGCTGCATTTTAGCTTCTTTACACAGTTTGTAGATGTCCTCTGTAGTCATCTCTCCCTGTCCTTTTTTTTGTACTAAATCTAAGTATGGAACACAAGCATCCCATACCTCATCAATTTCTTGTGATGGTATGCCTGTCAAAAATGTTGTCATAGCTTTGTATAGTTTCCTGCTGCGTTTACAAAATAAATTCCTTCACCACTACCAGGGTCAAAGTTAGTACCATCAGCATAAACGATATCTCCTTGTTTTTTTCTAGCAGGTGTTGCATTTTTTACCTCAATAAATGTTGTTGGGTTTTCTTCTAATGCACCTTGTAGTTTAAGTAACTCCTCGAAGATATATCTTGGTAAATCTTCAGGGTCGCTTGGTACAGGGTTAGGTGAATACTTTGGTGCTTCTGCCATTATCTTTCTCCTAAGACTTCATACTCTAAATCATATCCATTAAGTTCAAACTCACTATTGCTAGTGTGTTGAAACCTTACAGCAATAAACTTACCTGATACTCTACAATCTACTTTGTTTTGAGAGTTAGGGTCAAAACTTTGTGCAGCATTGAAGGTATATGTGCCATTAGGCGACATCGAACTACCAACAGATATGTTTACTGTTCCTGTGCCTTTGACTCTTGGTGTTAGTTTTCTGACTTGTTTGACAGTATTGTTGTTACCATCGAGAGTAAGTCCTTTTCTTTCTACTGTAGTTATAAAGTTCTCATTGTCGAACTGTTGCCCAAAGTCTCCACGATACAGTTTAGTATCGCTTGTGCCTGCAAACAAAATACTTCGCTCTGTAGGGTTGAACAGTCTATCACCATAAGTACCTGCTGTAGTAGTCCATGTACCTGTCTGTGTATTCCATGTGTTTGTTGTAGCACCGGGGTCAACAATGCCTGGTCCTATATGATAAATGTCAGGTAAATCTCTAAATGTAAAACTATCATTTACATAATTGTAGATTAGTGCTTTGTTACAAAATTGTGAACCTAGACTAGGATAAGATATCCACATCTCAGATTTTTGCACATTGTGTGTTACAAATGTAAGCTGATAGTAACTACTGTTTATATCATCGAACAAGTGTTTCTTAATAGCATTTGTTGCTACTGATTTCTTAGACACACCATTATGTATAATAATGTCACCTTGTGTAACAACAAAGTGCCTTCCCTCAAACTCTTGTACGCAGTTTCTAGTTAGTATACCTGTATCGTTAAATAATTTTTTAAAACTAAATACAAGGTTACCACCTATGTAGTTTGCAATCCAAGTAGAGTTGCCTTTATAAATAATAAATGATTCTTTGAGTGCAAGACCATCTATAATTTCATCTGCTTCATCACCTATAGTTACTGCACCTGCGTCATTAGTTGCTGCTGCTGCCCATGTTGATGGAAAGTTAAAATCCTCTGCTGTATCGCCCCATCTGACTTTGTTAGGTAAGTTTGTACCGCTTTCTGTAAGGTTCAAAGCCATAAGATAGTTGCCAAATGCTTTTATAGTCTTGCAAGTCGTACTCGCAGGCCAGTTTGGTAAATCGCTAAATGCGCTTGCACCTGTAGTTGCTAATGCTTGTGGGTCATCTATGCCATTACAAAGTATCGGCAAACCATTGTATATTGTACCTGTCCAGTTACCGACTGTAGTCAAGTTAGTAGAATAATCACCACCTGATGCTCTTGTAAAATCTGTGTGTGTCGATGTGCCACTTAGTCTGTAAATTTTTGCAGTACCTGCATAAAACCAAAATGAGTTTACATCATAAGACCAGTTTATTACAAAGTATGGAGCAACTGTTGGTGTGCCAAACACCTGGTCATGTCCTGTAATCTTTTTTGCAGCACTATCAGCAAACCTTACATTCGATGCTTCTGAGTAGAACTCAAAAGGTATAATTGTATTGTTTACATCTTTTATAAGACCTTTTGGTGGAGGTGCTTGAAATACAGGCATTACGCAGTTCTTCTCCACATATACACTACGATATATGGTTGTAAGTTGTTGTGGGCAGTACCACTACCTACTGATGATGTATGTGCAGCACTTGTACTAAAGAAAGCATTTCCATCATTATCAATCCTTACACTTGACAAACTGCCTGTTGTGCCATGTCTTGGTGTTGCATCAGCACCATAACCTGATAAGTGAAAGTGGCTTGGTAGTTCTGCTTCTGTTAATTGGTGTGTTTTAGAACCGGATTCTTCTCCTAATGTATCAAACTCTGTTTGACTTGCATCTATACCGACCATAACACGACCTGCACCAAATGCTACCCAAGTTCCAAAACCAAGTAGTGTTGCAGGATTAGTTGCAACTGCTGCATTTATGTAAATAGAACCTACAGGGTAAACATCTGCTAATGTTATCAATCCACTCCCTGCTGATAATGCACCAGTAATAGTCAAATTTCTTGCGCCTGTGATGTCTTTGTTGGCATCAGCTGTAACAGCTTTTGATGCTTCTACAGTACCAAGTGTTGCTACATCTACATAATTAAGTTCAGTAGTGTTTGCTGTAACACCATCTAGTAAATTTAATTCTGTGTGTGTCGATGTAACTGCATTACTCAAGTTAGGAAATGTAGCTTTGACTGTTGATTTAATAAGTCTTAAATGGTCATCACCCTCTGAAACAGCATCTGAAGCTGTAGGGTTTGAGCTGTTTAAACTATCTATATATGTTCCTGTTTCTAATCCCATTATTCTAGTTCCTCTGCTGTTGGTTGTGTTTCAGATGGGTGATTCCATTCTTTAATATAATCACCTTTACCATCCCAATCATTCTGTAATTTGATAGTACCATCCATCAAATGAAAATCTGAATCTGTAACCTTTGGTCTTGCTGATTTAATTTTTTCCATTAATGCTGACATATTCTTTCCTATGATATTAACTTGTGACCACTAAATACTGAGTATTTATTATGAGTTATTGTAGGACTGCTATTATCGGCAGTATTACCTGCAACATATACCTCTATGTAATCACCCTCTGATAAGTTTAAGATAGAGCCAAAACTAATGCTTATTGCTCTAGCATTATTATTTTGATAATCATTATAAAATATGTGATTTGCTGTGCCATTTTTATAAAGATAGCCAAAACAATTTAGTAAATTACCATCAGAACCTGAAGCAACTCTTACAAGTACATCAAATTTATATAAACCTGCTTTACCTGATGGAACTGTAAATTTATTAGAAGCAAAAGCAGTATCAGTATCTACATCTTCTGTATCAAATGCAACTTTTGTAGCAGTATTATCAGATATAGTTTGAGCTGATGATAAACGAACAACAAAAGATGGTGTGTTATTCCCACCTATAGTTACTTCTCCTGTATTTGCAGGTAAAGTAAGAGTATTAGTTCCTGCTACAGCAGGTGCTGAAATAGTTATATCGCCACTCGTAGACCCCTTTAGTTTTATACTACTCATTAATCTGCTTCCTCTATTGTGTTACCTGCTTTTACCCATTCTTGTATAGCTTGATAGTGTGTGTTGTCTGTGTTTATTGGTACAAATATTGTTTTCTCATCTGTGACAACTTTTATTGTTCTATTTTCACCATCAAATTGTAAATATTGTGCTGATGTAATATTCATTTATAACTCCGATTCAAAGTCCATAAACGCACTTGTACTACTATTTCTAAACTGTGCAGGTCTAGTTGTTGTTACACTTTCATTATGAACACCTATTACATAAATTATTGAATTAAAACTCTCTATGGTATTAACACTATCTAAAGTTACACTACTGCTACCATCATTCAATTGTATATCAGAAAATGTAATACTAGGGTCTGACCTCATAACTGTGCTTACAGGAACATTCATTAACATTTGTGTACTTGAATGAACTATGCCACTCCCAAATCTTCTGCCGTTACCTGCGAATCCATCTATTCTCATGTAGTACCTCTGACATCTAGCTAGATTTGTACCTACATCTTCAAACTGAAAGGCAGGTATGCTGTTAGTGTCGTAAGTCCCGACCTCCCATTGGACACCAGTCAGTAGTACCTCATTAGCTGTATTGTCTCCAAGTCCTAAGTTAGTTCCTACAAATCTGTTTGCATCTGAACGACTAGCCCATGTACTCGGTAATGTGCCTGATGTAAAGTTACTACCTGAATCAAAAGCCCAAGATATCATTATCGACCTAGCACTTGTATTAGCTAATGCACCTGTTGTATCAGCAGGAAAATTACATACAACTTTTTCCCATGTGTTTGCAGATGAAATAGTTTTTAAAACTGCAACATGTCGGTCATTTGTTCTATCCCATAATTCAACTACATAGTTTCCTGTTTTGTTACATTTTATCCAATATGCAAGAGTAGATGTTTTAGCATCTGATGTTCCCTTTTCTAATATCTGTAAATTTTGACCCTCAGACTGCATTGATAAATAAAAATTATCTGCTGCCGCAGGACTTGCATCTGCTGTTGTGCAGTCTATTTTAAGAGAACTTGCAAAACCTAATCCATCAGGTGTGTCTGTTGATTGAGTAAATGACCATGTACCAAGATTAATCATGTTAATAAAAAATCTATCTATGTTTATATATTGACCTGATGTTATACCTGTTTGGTCTCCTCTTTGAGCTATTCTCATATCACCATTTATAATTATTGGAGTAGCAGTCTTTCTATCTAAAGCTACTGTATTATCTGATACTATACCATGTAATGTAAGAGCCATTATTCACTCTCCAATGCTGTAATTCTTGTTTTTAAATCATCTATAATTACTTGTTGTTCTTTTATTGCATTTGATAATAGAGCAACTATAGAACCATAGTCCATAGCATAAGCTGTTGCATAGCCATTTTCTTTAGGCACATCTTCTTTTTCGTTATATTTTACTGCTTCAGGTATAATGTCTTCTACATCTTGTGCAATAAAACCAAATTTATATCCATTTTTAGACATATCAGTTTGTGCTTCAAGTTCGCTATTACACAGTTGGAACTTTTTACCATCGAGTTGTTTTACAGTATCTATTGCATTAGTTATAGAAGATATGTTTTTCTTTCTTCTTCTATCTGAACCATTGTAATATGTTCCATCAATTCTTAAACTTGCTCCGAAATCACTTCCTGCTGCTGACGGGTAAGATGAAAAAGTAGCATTTGTTCCATGTATTCTAAATTCACTTTGGTTGGTGTCTCCATGTCCTGCTGTACCCATTACAGATATGCCAGGAAAATCTGCCCAAACCCTGTCAAAAAATATACCAGGAAAATCCATTCCAAATGACGCACCTGATTCTCCACCACCTGCAAGTGCAGTATGTTTACTGCCAACACATGACCATATTCCATTCGTATGAGTTCTGCTATATAAACCAAATCTACCCCCTGTATATGAACCACCACCTGAACCACCTATCAGTTCCCATTTCTGTCCATTAGTTGCTGTGTTTTCTATAGATATTGCAGTCTCTGTTGTGTTGTCACTCGATACTTTGAAGTTGTTGTAAGTGTCAAAAGTAGTAGTTCCTATTCCAACTTTTGCACCGACTATGTGCATAGTATCGCTACCACCTGCTTTGAAATCTATTTGGTCATCTGAACTTGCATGAATAGATGAATCAGCATCAGAATCTAATACTAATTCGTTTCCTTGACAATCTATCGTAGTGCCAACAGTGAGTTTAGTCGTGCCATTAGACTGTATGTCTACTGTGCCACTTGTATCTGATTCTAGCTTTAATCCATCTGATGTATCTGCATTAATCTTAACTGTCATAGTATAACTAACCTCTCTCCTGATGGGATTGTAACTGTAACCCCTGTGTTTAATGTAAGTGGTCCAACACACATAGCAGATTTATTGGTGGACAAAGTATAACTCGTTGTAACTACTCTTTCGTTCTCAACAAACACCTCATCTCCACCTGCTCCAGTAGCTCCCGCACCTCCCGCTGCTGCCCACTTTAATCCTGTTGCTTCACTACTATCTGCTGTAAGTACAAAAGTATTTGCACCAACACCGAGTGTCGATGGGTTTCCTGAGCCATCCCCTGCTAATAGACTTCCTTTGGTAGACATATCAACAGCAGTAACTGCCGATGTACCATTACCAATCAATACTCCATTTGCAGTAAGTGATGTCGCACCTGTACCACCACTACCTACAGCAAGGGTAGCCGATAGACCTGCTGCTGTTCCTGATGTGTTCTGATTACCTGCTGAGTTTACACCTGGTAAATCAATATTACCTGTTCCGTCAAAACTTACACCACCAATATTTCGTGCAGTCTCAAGAGCAGTCGCTGTTGAAGCATTACCTGTCAAAGCACCTGCAAAACCTGTAGCTGTAAGAAGTCCTGAGCTAGAGTTGAATGTTAAATTCGTTCCTGATTTTGGCCCAAGATTACCTGTAGCAGCAGTTGTAAATAGTACATTACAAGCTGTGTCTGATGATTCATCTGCAACTGTAACAGTCGTTGCTATCGCTGCTGTGCCACTTGTATCTTGGTTTCCTGATGTATTAACACCAGGTAAGTTTATGTTACCTGTACCATCGAAGGATACTCCACCAATGTTTCTTGCAGTCTCAAGAGCAGTAGCTGTTGCTGCGTTTCCTGTGCAAGACCCTGATGAGCCACTCGCATTACCTGTTACATTACCAGTCAAAGCTCCTGCGAATGTGCCTGATAGTACATCTGTGTTTGAATTAAATGTAAGTCCACTTGCAGTCTTTGGTCCTAAATCACCTGTAGCTGCTGTAACAAACAATGGAAAGCAAGTCGTATCAGTCGATTCATCTGCTACTGTAATCGTTGTAGGCACAAAACTTGTTGATGCTTTGCCATCTAGTTGTGTTTGTATGCCTGATGTTACACCATCTAAATATCCAATCTCTGTAGAGGTTACTGCTGATACTGATACATCGCCACTACCATCTGACACCAACGCTCTTGATGCAGTTAAGTTTTCCATCTTAGAAAATGCTATTGCTGCACTTGCATTGACATCATCGTTTACAATAACGCCACTCCCTATAGATGCTGTGCCTGTAACATTTCCTGTGCCGTCAAAAGACCCTGATGTATAAGTAACATCTCCTGTAAGAGCAATCGTTCTGCCTGTCGCCAAAGCTGTAGCACTTGCAGCAAGAGTTGCAGCAGATGCTGTGCCAGTCAAATCTCCTGTAACATTACCTGTTAGGTTTCCTACAAAACCACTGCTAGCTGTAATCGTGCTTGATGATGTCAGCTTCGTTGCTGTTAAGTCAGGCATATTTGCAGCAATATTTGCTAGTGTTACTGCAAAGTTATCGCTTGATTGTACGATAGGAAATAACGCACTACTCGATGGTGTCGTGGTAGTCGATAATTCTGAAATCTTTTTAGTTGCCATCTATTGTACTGTCCAAGTTGTAGAAGGATTTGTTGTATCTTGATAATCAAGTTCTGATATATCTGTCAAATCTTCTTGTTGTATTAATTCGTTATCTTCTGTAGCTAGTAAAAATAAATTATCTTCAGTTTCGATATAGCCTCTAGCTGTCTCAGGTACAGTTGTCCATGTGCTAGAACTTATTGTCTGTACTGTCCATGTGGTCATTAATATAACCCATAGTCAATTCTTGTTGTTGGCGATACGCCTGAGTGTCTATCTCTTTCGTTAGAACTTATAATGTCGTTCTTTGTTCTGTCGTAATATGCAGACCACACTTGTATTCTTTTGTCATTTTGCAGATAAGGTTCTGCTTCTACTAATGCGCCATAAAGGTAGGCGTCAGGGTGATGAGTAAGCATGTCGTTAGTTGTATTTGAATCCGATAAAGGTGTAAAGTGTTTGAAATATAGTATTTCTATTTGATATGCACTATCAGGTATTGGCCTTAGTTGTATGTTGTTGCCAATGATAGAAAATGCTTTTGGTTTACCCGTTGTGCTGCCTGCGTGTATTCTGTCCATTTGCTCAGGTGTTAAATACTCTAATGGTGTCTTAGGGTCTGTGTTGAGTTGTATGTTACGCATAGCAACATAGTTGTCAGGCAGACTGTAAAACTCAGAGTCTGCTACTGTGCTTGCAGTAACTCTTGTCTCCATTCTTCTTATTTTAAAATCTCTTTTATGTCTTGTTTCAGCTAGAACTATAAAATCAGGTATAGAATCAGTTAGGTCTGACCTGTTTAACCAGTCTGCTATTGCTGCTTTGAGTTCTGAATAATTTGATATTGCCATTATATTCGCCTATTTGTTGTCTTTAGATACCTGTAATCAGGACTGTTCAATAATTTTTTTACTGCATCTTTATGGTCTTTGTTGAATAAATCAACCCCAAACTGACGCTTCCATTCATAAACAACTGTCATAGGTATACGAGCTGATAATCTAAACTCATCTCGTATGCTATGGTCTTCTTGTTGTAGTTTTTTGTTAGAGTCTATAAGGGGTTGTATATCCTCGATGTGTTCTATAGCGAACTCTCCTGTAGGATTGTGATAGTGAAAAATTTGATTTTTATCTATCTTTTTCTTCATTCACTCAACTCATCTATGTATAAGTTTGCTGTTGAACTTGCAACTATAGCAGCAATCTTCATACCACCATCAATTTTAAAAACTTCAGGGTCGTATGCGCCTAGTATGGTTGAGCTAGTAGTTGCTGTTGGGTTAGCCCCAAAAGCAATATGAACACCATTGGTGTCTGCCACTACTCTTACATACTCTGTGTTTGCATTTGTCGCTGCTGTTTGTTGAGAGCCAGTATTGACAGTCCTTTTGATTGTGTTTGTTACTCTCATTTTTGACATCTCTATCTCCTAATAACAAATGTTACATCT